AAGTTTTTTCATCTGTAATCTCCATTATATGTGCATCGCACAATAATATTTAAACACGCAAAGATTACAGTTCCGTTACAAAACCGTGATTTTACAAAATATTTTTGCCATAAAAAAAGCCCGCCTAAGCGAGCTTGTTTTGTGCTGACTTGGATCAGTCAACTAGACCCATTGCAATGGCTTTGTAACCAGCTGCAATGATCTTGCGGCTAGCCTTACCATGACGGTATTCGGTTACACGAACGCCATTACCTGCTTTACGGGTATTAGCATACACAGGAAAACCTGCATAACGAATTTCGCTGATGGTAGCACGTGGATTCTTGATTGAGAATCGCTTGGTGATCTGGCTAGCAGTCAGGGACTCACCGTCAAGGACGAGAGCACGGAACAACTTACCTTGTTTTGTATTAAGGTCAAACATTAAATATCTCCTAAAAAAGATATGCTGTACGACAGCATTCAAGTATTATATTAGATAGTTTTGGATTTAGCAACAACTTTTTTGTTCTTTTTAGTTTTTTTCTTTACCAAACTCCAAGAACCATCTTTGTTGTCTAACCACTCTAGTACATCACCTTCTTTCCATTTCAGTTCATCTAAAATTTCTTGTGTAAATGGAAGAACAAGATCACCTGTATCAGGATCTTGTTCGATAGTTAAGGTCCACGACTTTAGGGTCATTCTTGTTCCTTCTCTCCGCGATTACGAGAACTGCGTGTGCGTGATGCTTGTTCTTTTACTTTAACAAACTCCCTGATCAAGTGACGTTCACGATCTTTATTAAAAGAAAGTATGGCCATTGTCTTTTCAGTTTTATGAATTTTTACTGCTTTTGGATCATACGACATTATTTTCTCCTTAGTTTTTTGTATCAGGAAAAGGCCAAGCCGGCATTGAATTAGTAATTTCTTTCTCTTCACTTGGATTTATTTTTGCTAATTCATCAAAGGTAATTTCTTCCCCATCTTCTTTAAAATCTACAACATTCCCATCTTTGTCGGCACAGATGATACGTACTTGATTGCCCGCTTCATCTTCGATAAGAATAGGTCCCCAAATCCAAGCTTCGGTATCTGTTTGACTCCAACCTTCTTCCTCTTCTAATACTTCATATACACTAGATTCACCAAAACGTTCTAGTAGTGATTCTTGTTCATCCTCATCCATATCTTCAGGAAAATCAAAATCTTCCCAACATCCATCACTCATTACATCAAGTTCAGAATTTATTATATTGTTCGCACAACAATCATACATGTTTATGCTGTCTAGTTTACCGTCGCCGCCGGGCACATAAGCAAACTCAAACTCCGGAGGGCTATCGTCATCAGTCTCGACAAAAAAACTGCTCCATCTATATCCAGTTTTACGAACTATTGATTGTTCGTCTTTGTAGTAGTATTCGTGCTCTTCGCACGATTTTTTATAATAAGTTGATACTTTCCAATTGGCCATTTTAGTTTCCTTTTAGTTCTTTCATTACCAGGTCTTTAGCACGTTGATCAAGTTCAGCATTTTCTGCTGCTATAATGTAGCCGGCTAAATCTGTAACGAATTCTTGTACCACTTCTTTCCCGTTTGGCGTGAAGCTACTGTACTCTTTACCTACACTGCTCTTATAGTAATAACGATTGTTGTTCATTATTTCTTTAAGACCACCGTACATCAATTCTTTAATTGCTTGTTTATCCATTACAAACCCTTTACATTTTTTCGCCTGCTGTAAATCCTCTAAAGCGTAGGAAACGCGGAAACCGTAGCGAGTAAGTGCCATCTTGATTTTGAGTAACAGCATCGGCACGAACTTCAACCATTTGTCCAAACAACTCACAACTTCCTTTCCAAAAACTATCACGGTCGCTATCGGAAAAGCCACTGCCCACATTAACACGAATTCTACGACCATCATCTTCGCCTTCACATATAATAGCACCCAGCCTACCTGCATTGCGACCAGTGCCTTCTTCTAAATCAACCACTGCTAGACTGACCTCAATAAATGGTTTGAGTTTGAGCCAAGCTGTGCTACGCTTGCACTCATAAGCGGCATCTGGATCCTTGATCATTATACCTTCGTATTTGTTTTCAATTGCAGATTTGTTATACATGCGAAACAGATTTTGTCCTTGTTCTGTATCTAAATCCACAATTGCTTGATCCAAGCATCTTACATAAGACATTGATTTGTAGAGTTGATTATTATACCAATTGTGTAACCAGACACTACGATCTTTCTGAGTCATATCAAAAATACCTGATTTAAACGCCCGCAATGGCAATATATCAAACAGCCACAGAACTGCGTCGCCGGCTGCAACATTGTCTTTACGGTGCACCTGTTTCATTAGATCTTGAAAACTTGAGCTCATTACTTCGCCGTCGAGTACCATTGGTTCTGTAAATGTATTGGCGTTAAGTGCAAGTTCTTTTTTAATGTGTTCAAAGTTTACAAGCTCTTTGCCATTCCGGCTAAATTGAAGAACACGACCATCTGGCCAAACAATAGAGATAACACGCACACCATCCAGCTTGACTTCCACCAATTTCTTACCTGTAAGTTTTCCTTCATGATTACTACTATCATGAGCAAGCTGGCAAGCGAAAGTAGGTACAATGTAATCTGCATTTATTTTCTCCACTACTTTATTGATTGTTTTTTCACTGACACCACAGCGAAGGTCCTTGATCAATATTCGGCGACACCACAAATTCCATTCGTCGGGTGTAGCCATAGTCATTGCTCGCTGCACCAAGTCTCTAGCATTGTTGCCAGTAGCTATCCTACTACTTAGTTGAGTACACAGTTCAAGAAACAGTCCACGACCCAGTCCTGAACCAGCACTGTCTTTTTTCTCGGGCACTTGTTTCAGACCAAAAGTAATCATTGGATCTAGTGCCAGTCTACATCCTTCAAAGAACTCATCATGACCTTGTGCTGCAACCACCGCGATTATGGCTTCTTTGGCCAATCGGCTGTTATCTTGTTCTAGTTCTTGAACAATTTCCCAGGGTTTACGCATCTTGCAACTCCTTAATGTGACGACATGATTTACGAAATTGAAATCCCGGACAAGTGCATGACCATCTTTGAATTGTGCGGACCACCACATACTGGTTACCGCGACTACCATGTACTGTCCAGGACTTAATGTCGCCCAATACTTTTTCCTTATGGGCAGCACGACCATCGTTGTATTCGATGTTGGTTATACGTTCTAAAGGGATCTCTCTTATACGTACCGGGCTGTCAAAATCTGTTACAATTCTTACAAAATTGGGAGGGGTGAATTTAGTTGCTTTTTCAACAATGCCAGTTATTGTTGTTTTGTTAACTGTTGCTGTTCCAATAACATAACTAGGAAAAGCAAAAGTAATAGCAACTTGGCAACCTGCTTCTGGAATTGAGAATTGTGTATTCATGCTCTTATTATAGCAAAGAGCCGAATTATGGTCAAGAAAGATTCGTTGGTTGTAAAATTCCTGGCGGTAGTTTAGCTACCCATTCTGTGTAGCTAGGATGCATACTAAGCTGCGATGGATGAACACCAGGTGCCAGTGAGTTTTTTAGACCCACTTCTATATCTACGCTTTGATTTAACTCAGGAATAAAAATATGTTGGTATATAACTTCTGTTATCAATAAACCTTGATTAGAATAACTTTCCCACAGTTGACTGTTTAACTTTTCGGCCTCTTTGTATAGCAAAAAATCCTGCGGACCAAGATAATTTTCAATTTGCTGATTTATGTTACCTGATGTATCAATCGTGGATGATCTTCCCAGCTCATCAATTTGAGTGTATTTTTTTTGGTTAAACAAAATTGGATCTATCATTGTTCTTTTACCATTGACCGATAGGTGATAACATTTGGATCATTACGAAATTCATTTTGCCAGTATAGAAATTTTTCATGTGCAAAATAAGTGTCTTGATAGAAAAAACGTTCGCCTATTATAATTTTATTACCATTTTGATCTAAACTAGCACTATAGACATTTTCCCTGGAAAATTTTCCGCTATTCATCATGAAATCTGTAATTTCCTCAAAGTCAGTTTCAAATTGGGTTAGTCTATCTCCTGATAAAGTCATCAGTCCCCATTTGAATGTATCTGCTAGAATTTCTTTGCCGTTAAAAGACAAAGTTGAATAATATTGTGTATAAATTTCCATATACTTATTTATTTGGATTTCAATAAAAATAAATTACTATCAAAATAACCCTACTTTATCTTGAAATTTATTTGTATTCTTTACTAGTATTTACTCAACTTCGAATAAGCCGTTGCCAAACGTTTCTTTTTCACCAAATGTGTAATTGTAAGTTAGTGCATCTGCACAAACTATGTTTCGTTCGACTATGTGGCGTAGATGTTCTTGTCCGCACAGTAATCGGTCCTGGCAAAGTTTGACGTTGTCTGGCATAATATCAACACCGTAAATTGTACTAAGTGCTGTTTCAAAATCTATGCCATTTTCTACTTTGCGTATTAAAACTTCACCTAGTAGTTGACCGTCTCCACATCCTGTTGGATCAATGAAAGTTTTTGTAGGATCTAAAAACGCCGTTGGATCTTGTTCTTGTAACAAGTCACAAACTTTACTCACTAAAAAATCTTTCGTAAAGCATTCTTGTGTTTGCTTTACTCTATTTTTGTCTCGCTCAATCCCACTCATATAAGGGCGATTTCGGATATAATCTTTGATAAAGTTTAAATCCATTGATCTTTTAATTCCATTTTAGGAATAAACTGGAAAACACCTTGTTTGTTAACTACGGTATTTGATTTAATACCTTTTACCATCCTAGCGACAGGTTCGGATTTGAGATACTCAATGTATTCTAGGGCAATTTCTTTACTGTCAACAATAATACTCATAGCGTTATGACCTGTTCCATATTCTGGACCAGCATACTTAATTGCTCCAATTTTGCCCGGGGCACCGTTTTTGTTAAAAACCACTTTGTGTTTTCCGAACCCAGTCGCTTTCTCTTTCTGTTCTATATCGCAAATTACAATATCTGAAAAATCATCATCACTAGCTTTTCCAACGTTAAAAATAAGAGGAATACCTGTTGTTGCTTGTTTTACTTTTGGACGTTCCAAAGCACCGTAATTTACTTCAATGCCATCTAACTTTTTAGCAATTACGCTACAAGCGAATTTCCATTCTTTGATGTTATTCTCACCAGGAACCATTTGAATATCTGTAACAATTTCTTTAGTTCCGTCTTTAAATTTAACTTCGGTGTATTCTGCTCCGTTTATATTGTATACAGAAAGAGCAGTCATAATTTGTTCATCAAACGCATGAACACCAAGTGCTTCGTAATATGCTAAGTTTTCAAGCATTTTTTTACGTTCAAAGGCACTTGTATTAGAAATCATAAAGATTTTTTCTTCGGTAATATTTTTTGCGGTTTCAAAACACTCAATTGTGATATCAAACCCCGGATTCATTAAAGTATAAGTAAATTTCATATTATCAATAGACTCCTCTTGGTAATCAATATATCTAACACCAAAAGTTTCAACCCATTTCTTTTTCTTGTCAGCATCGTCGCCGGCAAACATAATTTTGTTTGGATTGATATTATATTTAGACAATAACAAGTATACCAATTCAATATTGAACCAAACACAAAAAGTATCGCTTTTTCGGAAAGATTCTTTTGAAAGTTGACCTATAAAAATGTTTGGGTTGGTATATACGTTATGCCCGTTTGCCCGTTTGGTTACAAAATATTTGACTTGTTCGAGATTTTTGATGTTGTATTTCATGTTCATTTCTTTTTCCATCGCTTCATTGAACAAACATAGAGAGCGAAGCGTAACTCTCTCTATGTTATATTATAGCACTTGTATCTAATATTGTAAACCAATATTATTCGAATGTCATTAGTTCTTCATCTGACATATTAGAAAGATCCGCCCGAAGTTCAACTAATTCCATTTCGTGAATGATTTCTTCAAGAAATGCCTGCACTTTTTTCTTTTTTCCAAAATCATATGCATCGTCGAGCCCATCGTCGTCGTTGATTCCTGATCCATCTCCTCCGGTATAATTTATATCTTCAATGTTAATTTCAAAACCTGCATCTCGGATTTGTCCAACAATATATCCTACCCAGGTTCTTGTTTCGTCATTATTGTTAAGTACAGGAACAGAGACAATAGCATAAGGCTTTGCCAAAGGATTCGCTTTAAAAATACGTAACGCCCTACCAATTGTTTGAATTAGTTTACTCTTTACCATATTGCGAAGAATTGCTACTCCGGTAATACCGTCAATATCAATGCCTTCTGACAGTATGTCATAATGAAAAATAAGAGCATTGTCGCACTCTCGAAGTTCTTTCATAAAGTTGCCTCGAGCCATTTTAATACCGTCAACCATTGAACCATATTTGGCATTACTTACAATAGTGAATATCTTATGGTTAGGCATTGTTGCCTTTATTGTTTTAATATTTTCTGTAACTTTTTTAACGTCATCGGTGCCTTTCATAGCAAATAATATCTTACTTGCTGGCATGGTTTTTAGCGTAACTTTATCTTGGTATTTTGCTAGATTGACAATTTCGTCAATCAAAGTTTTAATTGAATCTTCAGTTTCGGCATACATAATGTGAAGCCGAGGAGGAACGATCCAACCGCCATCAATTAGAGTTTTTGGAGTTTCTTGAAATAGAATTTTTCCAAAAACCGTCTCATTATTAAGGCCTCGGCCGTTATAAGAGGTAGTGTGCCGCTCGGTAGCAGTAAAACAACGTTTTTGTTCCCCTTTTAGCTTCTGCCAGATTTCAAAATAATTCTCAGCAACTAAGTATTGGCTTTCATCGGCAATAATAACATTAAAGTCGATGTCAATTAACTTTTTCATACTCATATAAGTGGAAAAAATTACCAAATCTTTTTTTAACAACTTGGCACGAATTCGTTCTTCATCAACTTTTTCACGGCTTGTAGTTGAAAATTCTTGCCATTTAATTTGTTGATAATCTCTTTCATCCTTACCGCTATGAAAGGCTAATGCTACATAACCTTGCCCTGCAATATCTCGATAATCTTTTATAAGTTGATTAATTAGAGCAATTCGAGGAGCAAGTACAAGGTGGATTTTAGAACCAGAAAAACTCAATTGCTTATTTAAAAAAAGAGATTCAATTAGAGTTTTGCCTCCACCAGTTGGGCAAATTATTCTGCCTAGTGGAATGTGTTGGCTTGATTGAAGGACATCTGCTGCTTCGCTTTGATAAGGACGTGGGTCCATAATTTTCTCCTATTATTCCTTCGCCTGAAAAGAATGGAAGGTAAGTCAGGCGTCAATCTTACCTTTTGTACATATTTTATAATTTACATGTTTACTTGTCAATCATTAACTCATAGAAGTGTTTCCAAAATATTGGAGTATTCACAAGTTTCTCAATGTCTTTCCGTCCAAGTACTCTTACCTTATTATTAAAGTTTTCTAAAACATAATGAAGATCTTTGCCAGTTGTAAACAAAGTCATTTGAAATTCTTTGCCCATGTGCTTTGTTCCGGCCATTGCCGGAAACATAGCAATGTGTTCGTGTTCTTCGGTAATTAATCTAGTTGGATCCATGGACATTTTAGCCTGAATTTCATGCGGCATACCATCAAAGGTTTCTCCGGTGCCGTCAATTCCCATATTGTCAACTAAAGAAGGTTTATAATTTGTAATATTAATCCGAGTATTTGTCGGATTAAGTTTAATAATTGCCTCTACCAAACATTCAAATCCGTCGCCTTTATATTTTTTTGGGTTCCACATCTCTGGCTGTTCTTGGCTTTGTTTGTCGAGGCGATTTAAGAAAGTTGTTAAACTTGTAACTCCTTTTAACAATTTATGAATATCGTAACAAGTATTTTTAAAATAATGTTCTAGTTTAATAATCACTCTTCATCTCCATAATCTGCAGAATCAATTTGTTGTTGCCAAAAGGCCCTAGCATCTGCTTCGTTGTTAAAGGATTCGAGTACGTGCATGCCTCCTAAAACTGGTTGTTGGAACCAAACAAGCCACTCTTGTGTATCTTGGTCGTAAGTACAATAAAGGTCAACTGAATCAGACATAATCTAATTGGTAAGTTACTATACTGTTATTATAGCAAATTAGATAATTTAGGTCAACTGGAAAATTTTGGATGAATTTATTCGGATTCTTTTGGATCTTCTTTGATCCATTCGTGATAAATTAGTCCTAGCGCCACAGCTATACTACCAATTAGTAATACTCCAAGCAAAAATCCAACAATAAAATACAAACGATTTACTTCATCCATCCAATATTTATAGTTCCAGATGCCTAAAATAACTGTAGTGTTGTTCCAGAGTCCAGCTATTTGGATCAATAATTGTGCCATCGTAAGTTTGAAACTCAGCTGCAAAAACACTGCTATATCTTATAAAC